ATGCGTATTAAAGATTTTTTAAACGAATTTGAGGCCGACAGGGCGGCATTGCCCGGAGTTGAAAAAGAAACTCTTGCAAAGCTCAGGAACAAAACAATTGTCATCTCGGGCGGTGAACTTGCAAGGTGTCTTTGCTATGCCTTTCTGTACAATAACGAGGCTAAAAGGCTCGGAATAAAAGTTATCCTTCTCGGCAAATCACGCAACGCAATGGCATCATACCACAGCGAACTCTTGTTAAGAGATGATTTTGATTTTGTCGATTATAATTCTGCATCAGAAATTTCAAGTGCCGACTATGTAATTACAACAGGAATCTGCGGTGAACATACAGACAACAACCCACAGATCATGATTGACGGCATTGCAGAGATAAATGCCTGTGCCAAAATTGCAAAAGCCACAGGCGCAAGAGTTGTCGTTGTGAACGACAGCAGAATTTACGGCAAATCCAAACCGCACAGAGTTTATTCCGAAAACGAGTACGCAGAACTTGACGCAACCTCTCCCTCATCGCTTGCAGGTCAGCTTATGAGAACGAGAGAAACCACCTTGCACTCGGTTTTGAAGAACAGCGAATCAACCGTTACAACGCTCAGAACGGGCATAATTTTGGGAGCGTCAAGCAACTTTACAAGCGTGCTTGATCCTGTTTTTGACGATATAGCCAACCGCCGTGACACAGTTGTTCCGGCAACAAGGGATCGCTGCACCTTTGTTTATATCAACGATGTTTTAAAGGCGATTGTTTTCGCAATGACAAATCTTGAAGAAAACGCAGTTTATAATGTCGGCGGCAAAAACTGCAACGCATCGCTGATTATGATTGCGGCTGTTCTCAACGATATTTACGGCAGTCGCTGTACAATTGAGTCGGGCAATTTTACGGAGCTTGACGGCTGTGCAATTAATTCAAACAAAATTTTCGTAAACGAATGCACTCCCGACATTGACCTTGAAACCATGCTGAAAATCTGCATAATGGACAAGATGAAGTCTGAAAAAGTTCTGCGTATCCCCCACTCACACGAACGCAGACTTGATTCAATTCACGAAATTCAGCTTGCATTTCTGCTTGAAACCGACAGAATTTGTCGAAAGCATAACATAAAATATTTTCTCGGTGGCGGAACACTTCTCGGTGCAATTCGTCACAAAGGATTCATTCCGTGGGATGATGATGCCGATATTATGATGTTGCGTGAAGATTTTGACCGCTTTTGCGAGATTGCGCCAAATGAACTTCCGAGCAATATGACTTTTCAATCGTACCATACGGACAAGGCTTGTTTCTATGAATTTGCCAAGGTCAGACTTGACGACACTTTCTTTGCAACCGACTTTGCAAAAGACCATCACGCGATGCACAACGGAATTGCATTTGATATTTTCTGTCATGATAACACAGCCAATTCAGCAATCGGACGAAAAATTCATATGGCTGTGACTCTGTTCACAAGAGCGCTGGTGTTCAATAAATGGAACAATCGCAAGGCTGAAAACGGCAGTAGAATCCAGAGCATTGTAACAAATTTCTGCAAGAAAATATTTCCGCTCAGATTCAGTATGTGGCTTGAAGTCCGTACTTTAAAATTCTTTAAAAACAAAAAGAACGCAAAATATCTCTATGACGGAATGGGCAGAAATATTTATAACGGTGCTTTTCCAAAGGAATATCTTGACGATGTTGCTTATGCCGACTTTGAGGGTTACAAGTTCCCTGTGCCAAAGGAATATGACAAGTACCTTACTTTCCTCTACGGCGACTATATGGAGCTTGCACCGCTGTCAACAAGAATGGGTTGCCACGAAATTGCCCTCTGCGACATCGGAAAATATGACGGTTTCAAAATCCGCAAACCTGATTCTGAAAAATAATCAGCGTAAAACAGACCGATAAAGTAAATGTCACTTGACACTTACCTGTCGGTCTGCTATAATAATATAGCACATTTTGAGTGCTGTTGCGGAATCAGCTGAAGAGTAAGATTTATCTGAAAGTAAGCTCCGCCTCGGTTTCCACACCGTGTAAAAACCAAGGGAATTTAAATTGATTATGCAAAAGTTGACACAATCATTTTCAACTTTCCATTTTCAATTTTCAATTTAATAAGCAGGTATGGCGGAATTGGCAGACGCGCATGGTTCAGGTCCATGTGAAAGCAATTTCATGCAGGTTCAAGTCCTGTTACCTGCACCAAAGCTTTTTACCCCGGTAAATACGATGTTTACTGGGGTTTTGCTATACTTAAATCACCCTAAAACACGGAAAAATACATATCGTAGCTAACACACAGCTAACAAGTAGCTAACAAATCTATAACCAAAAGATACCGCACCATCTGTCGCTTTTCGCACAAATCGAAAAAACTTTTCACACTAAATGAAAAAATTGAATTAATCATTTTTGCATATTGTTGCAGAAATGTTTCCGTAAAAATAAAAACACCTTGCAGAGATTTTACTCATCTGCAAGGTGTTTTTTTGTGTTAATTATTCTTTTTTTCGGTTGCCGTTTTGCTCTAAAATGAGATTTGTGCCGGTCTTTTTAATCTTATTTGGCTGATATTCAAGGATGTCAGCAACATCACAACCAAGGACTTCGCATATCCTGTCCAAATGTTCAAGGTTAATACGGTCACACATCTCATTATATATATCGCATATTGTCGCAGGTCTTATGCCGGTTTTACGGGCAAGTTCAGCCTGCGTTATGCGGTATTTGCCAAGCAAATCGGACAAATGAATTTTAATCATAATAACGCCCCGAGTAATATAATATACTACTGCGTTATTATTTTGCTTAATTGGTAATATTATTACCAAATCAGTAATTGGTTATGATAACTTCTTTAAATTCTGCACGATTTTCAGCGGTTGCTGGGAGCAAGTTTTGCCTGCTTACGCACTTAATATGGTAACCTTTATACAAGTCACGAATGAAATCGCAATCGTTATAGGATAGGATAAAACGCCCTTTAATCCCCTTTAAAACGGCATTTAAACGGATGTGGTCATCCTTATTAAACTTACTGTAATTGCGGTTATAGTAGCGTTCCGAGGCTACATATGGCGGATCTACATAGAACAAGGCAGATTCTCTGTCATATGTTTTTATGAGGTCTTCAAAATCCCTGTTTTCAATGATAACACTTTTTAATCGCTCCTTGTATTTTGGTAATTCAGAAACGATATTATAAATTGTTTTAGGGGCGGTCGCAAAAGAATTTCTATTGCTACCAAAGCTACATTTAATCAAGTAAAGATATCGTGCTGCCCTTTGCAGGTCAGTAAGCTCAACCTGATTCTCAATCTCATAGCGATATTGCGAAAACAACTCACGAGATTGTAACCAGTCAACCTCTTTTTGAAGTGCTGAACAGTTGTATTTTATTTGCTTATAAAGGTTAATCAGGTCGCCGTCAACGTCATTAAATACCTCCATTTGACCTTTGATTTTATCCTTACCGAATAAGACCCAGCCTGCACCGCCACACACCTCTATGTAGCGGTTACTGTCGCTGGGGATAAGTGAAATAATCTGATTTTTAAGGTGACTTTTGCCACCGATCCAGCCGATAAAGCTACGCATTTTTACCTCCATAATAACTTTTTAGGGGCGTTATTATGGATATGTAAGATTAACCTAACGCTTTCTTTGCATTTGCAATTTTTTTGTCTTTAGACCAATTGCAATCATTTATGAGATGATAGATAGCATTGATTGTCTTTTCGCCAACGATACCGTCAACCGTGACCTTACCTGCTTTCTGTGCTTCTTTAACAGCTTTCAGAGTGCCATCACCGAATCCGTTTGAATTATCGACTTTTGTTTTGACGATGCCCATATTGTAAAGTGTAATCAACTGCTTCTTAAACGCAAGTGTTGCTGTATTGTGTGCGCCGTATTTAATCATTTCCTCATTCTCCTTATTTGATGTTTTACCGCCGAGTTGTGCGGTTACTTCGTCTGCAAGATTGCCGAGCCTGTTATAGAGCCAGTCGCCCGGGCAAGATTTATTCGCAAACCACCTATGTACAGTCAATACCATTTCATTTGACTTTGGTGAATAATTTAGCGTCTTGCTTTCATTACCAAACCAAAGCAGTTTAGTTTTGCCGTTACGCTTGCAAATATCCACACACAAGTCAACAAGTTTGTTGTATACTTTGCTATTCATCGTGTACGGAGCTACCGTGTCGCTTGCACATTCGATTGTGACTGCCCTCTGGTCATTTGCATTGCTTGATGAACACCAAGAGCGATTGCCCTCATCAACACAAAGCAACACTCTGCCATCATAGCCGATTCCGTAGTTACAGCTTGCCTCACAGGCTGTATTCATAAAGATGTTGCCGAGGGTTTCGACACTGCACTGACCTACAACACAGTGCGGAGTAATGCGGTCAATACTGTGTGTGCGTTTACCACTGTGGTTTGGGCTTAATTTTGTGTAATTAACAAGTTTTGAATTACTCATAATTATTCCTCGCTTTCTGCGTATAATTTTTTTAAGTCGATATTTTCCATAACTGCCCTTGCTTCAAGTACGGCTCTGTAATCGCTCATTGCTTTAATTTGCAAGTCATATGTACTGCGTGGGCAAGTCGGAATAAAATTCAGATTCCCTTTATCCCAGTTATCAAGCATTTTCTTTAAGCCGTCGTGGCGGATTGATAACTGCTGATATTCAGCGATAAACCTTTCTTTGTAATCTTCGCTTAACATTTTGTCAACAGTATTAGATAAAACCATAATTATTCCTCGCTTTCATTGTTATTCGTTTCTGTTGGCATCAACCATGCCTTCGCCGATGATATATGCTATCATCGTACCTGCGGACATAATAATTGATGTAACCTGTGCAGTTTCGGTTTCTGTTACTCCAAATCCCATAAGGAGTGCTGTAACAAAACCGATTACCGCTGCCCAAAATTTCCTGCTTGTAAGTTTCTGCTTCCAGTTGATTTTCTTCATTATGTTTCCTCGCTTTCTTCTATCATCGGCTCATCAACGGTTGGGTTGTCGCCCCACACCGCCATGACAGCGTTATAGTATTCATCCGACAGCACCGTTTTGAGCTGTTCTCTGCCCGATTTGCTGTTCATATATGCATTGCGGATGTTTCCGCCTACCTGCATTTCTTCACCGTTAAAGGTCAAAAACTGTTGTCTGAGTACCGACACGCTGTCCTTCGTGAGCATATCGAGTGTGATTTTTTCTTTAAGTTCCATTTTTTCATACCTCCGTTATTTTTATATTTTGTAAATCAAAGAAAAGTTTACCTGCTCATCAGCGACGAAATTATAAGCCTGTTTATTGAGCGGAGTAAACTGCAGCCAAGCTGATTTACTTGCACTTCCTCTGAACATTCCGCCGTTTTTGCTTATGCCGATATCATGAACAATCACATCCGATTTGTTTGAGAAAGGCATATTGAGCAAAGATATTGAAGATGTTCCGCCTAAAGATGTTGCGTTCATAATGACGGTGACATTGACAATAACGATATCGCCAATTTTTTCATAAAGGCAAGTTGCAGATTTTATTTTATCAATCTGAGTAGAGTACGGAGTAAGAGTAGCTGTACCAAGTTCGATATTTGACGAATCGTATTTAGTTGCCAAGGCGGTTTTATCTGCTTTAACAAGCAGAGCGCTGTAAACCGTACCGCTTGTCAGATAACACGGACTATTATTTTTGGGTTCACTGTCAAACGGCATTGAATTGAGCTTTTGGGCAAGTTTTTGGTCTGTTCTTTCCTTCGTATATGCGTCCGTAATTCCGTACCCTGCGAGTGTTGTTGCCTTATTTGCCTTGCTATTTATAATAGCTGTAAGAACTTTGTTCTGTACAGGATTAACGCTCTTAGCATCCAGTGCAGTATCGGTAAGCACAGCTCCACTCTCGGTCAGAGCAATGACACGGGACAATATGTCTAATAATTCGGGATAATAGTCAGAGGTAGTAATATCACCGTCATAATCGCCGTGAGTGTTTATTACAAACGGCTGTGTAGAGTAGGTACGAGTACCGTCTGTAAGCACAATTTTAGCAACCGTTCTGCCGGCGGATGAAAGCATAGCCTTATCTGTAGTTACAGTAACAATATTTTTTGCTACTGTAGCATTTACAGCAAAATAGTTACTGCCGCTTTTACCTTTGCACACAGCTGTCGCACCTGTTGCATCATAAGCTTCGCCATCAGCGGTAAGGTTAATTTTAATCCGTCTGCCAATGTCATATTGCCCTGCTGAGATTACTATGGGAGTAGCCTGACAGTTTAAATCAAGCGTAATTTTAGCAACATATTCATTCATCGGCGTGCTCCTTTTCCGTTGTTGTAGCTTCGCCTGTGAGTTCTGCGATTACCTGTGATTTGATATCCACAAGCACTGATGACATTATGCCGTCAATAAGACTGGCTGGAAAGCCGTATTTACTTACAATTGCATTAACGGCGGCAATAAGTTCAGACCGTGCTGATTGTAATGCTAATGGACTAAGTTTCGTCTGCATTTTTATCCTCCTTTGAGTGAATTTCTTCAGACCGTTCTGCCGGTCTTGATTTATCCGTTTCGGCAATTTCCTTCGTATTGATTATGTAATCCATTTTAATTACCTCCTAAGCAGTTAACGATTGAAGAATGCCATTTTTGAAGGTCATTTTAAACTCTTTCCAAGTTGCTGCTGTACCATTGCTGTTAAATGATGTTACATAATAACCCGAAAAAGTGTCTGTAATAGAGCCGCCTTTAAAGCCCCAATCATTCAAAATAGCGTTGTGTAAATAATGATTCCGCAAGTTAAGGTCACAACCTGTGTGTAACTGATTGGCTTCAAGCGAACCGATTTTTTGAGCGGCATATGTAAAAATAAGAGTGTATGAAGAATCAGTTGATTTCATACGATAACACCAATCCATAAATGCCGAACCGTTTTCAAGGTTAAACGAAAGGTCACGCTTTGAAGTATCCGAATTATAACAACCGGTACCTATGTAACCTACCTTAGTGCCTTTGTAGTAAAAATTTTGACCTACCGAATTTAACGACATTAGCTTTTTGCCGTTATTATCAAAAATATCATGTCCTGTTGATGACAAGCTCATCAGCTTTGTGTTCTGGGAATTGTACACATTTAGCTGTGAATTTTCAAATTTTATGTAATTTGAAATTTTGTTCCAAGCAATTTTGATGTCATCGGCAGATTGTTGGAGAAGAGTACCCCACCTGTCCGAACCGACAACCTTGTTGACTTCAAAAAATAATCCCTCGGCGGTTTGTGTAATCACCGAGCTGTTGAGCGAACTTGCCCACGAATCGGACACATGAAGAACGGTTGTGTCTAAGTCCTGTTTAATCTCATTTACCTTGTTATGGTCGTGCAAAGTTTGTGCGTCAAGAGCGGTAACCTTGTTTTGCAAGGTCTGCAACTTCCCTGTTATCTTGGCTGGCACGGTTGATAAAGTAACCGTGTTAAGTGTTGCATCGGCGGGGTATTCTTTAATCTCTACAATGCGGTAGTTAATCCTTGCCTTGCGTTTACGGTCAATCAGAGTAACCACATCATATAAATCAAAGGCAAGCACATCACCGTATGTGTCAGGCAACGTTTTTGCAAGGTCAATCACCTTAGCTGTATATGATTGCTCAGGTACAGCAAGCACAGCAAGTTTTGCGTTGGCATCGTCAAGCAAAGTTTGCTTGTTTGTGTAACGCTCATCACGCCATATAGCAGAAACCACTTTATCAGTGTAACTGTAATTTTCAAGGTAGGCTTTGCCATTATTTAAACTTGCAATACTCAAGCCGTCCTTACCATAAGGATAAAGTCTTGTAACCAAACTTGTGGTACTGCCTTTGTAAGTCATATCGCTCAAATTAAGCTCATCGGTAAAGTAAGTGCCTGTCGGCTCGGTATTATTGTATGGCTTTATACAATAGATGACCTTGTTAATCGTATCAAAACGATAGCGAGTATTGTATGCCGTTGAGTTTTGGCAGTAGTCAAGTATTTCAAGCGTGGTAACATCAGTCAGCTCAAGCGTTCGGCGAGCTGACACAAGGTCGGCATCAACTATAGTCCAACCTGTGCCTTTTAAAATCTCCGAACATACGCTTGCAAAGCTTACGGTGCTTTTGTTATAAGTGGGGTAAACATTATAATTAAGTCCCGTGAGGTCAAGCTCACAGGTTATCGTGCTTACTGTTTTACGCTCGTTAATGCCGTTGATAAGATAACGCTGTCCGTCATATTCGACCGTACCATACAAAACAAAATACCTATATAATTCGTGGTCAGGTGAGATATCAAACTGCAAAGTCATCAAACCGTCCTCTGAACGAGTACGAAAAAAGGTATTATCAATGTCACGATACACCTTAATATCATCACCGTAAAATACCTTTAAAAACATCTTAAACACCTCCTAAACTAAATGTAAATTGGCGTGTAAGACACCGTTATGCTGACATCAGATGCAGACGATGTTATCTGATTTTTGCCCGGTTGCAGAACAGGGAAATCAATCAAATCACTGTCGCCAAACTTATTTTTGCCGTCTGCAGTAATTAATCCTGACACGCTGTCAATAACAATTTTTGTGCCGACTGTTATATTTTTGATAGTAACTCCCTGCAAAATTACCTCAGATTTTGTATTAGCATACACAGCTGTAATTATGGGTAGTGTAGCCGTGTTTGACTTGCAAATCATATAGCTGTTTGCTTTTATAATCTCACTGATAGGCTTTGCGTGACGAACAGCATTAAATGTATATGTAACATCATGCTCACCACTGCTATCAAAAGTTGCGGCGGCAATGCTGTTGACAATTGCCGTATAAATAAATCCGTCAGGGAGAGAAATTTCAACTACTTTGCCAACAAGCAAGCCCTCAAATGCGGTTATATTTTCGGTTGCTATTGCAAGGCGGTCTGATACCGTCAAGCCTTTTGCATTGTCACCAAAATAGTGAGGGTAAAAAGTCAAGGTCAAAGACAAAGTCCTTGTGCCGGGGACAGCCGAAAACAAGGTTGGTGCAGTCAAAAAACTGCGAGAGGCAGAAAGGTTATTTGTAACGGTTGTACCACTAACCGAATAACTTTGTAAGCGAGCATTGTATGCAGAAATATCAACGCCGTTTATTGTCATTTCGTTAAGCATTTTATCTGTCCTCCCATGCAAGTTCTTCAGAAACATACGGCGTGAGTGCCACAGCTGTTTCTCGACCGTCAATATTAATTGAGGTGTGAATATCGCCTTTAAGGCTGTACTTACGCTCGTTATCCTCGCTCATCAGCTCGACATTGTGGTTGACATCAGCCGTGAATTTGGATCTGAGCATAGCCTGTCCTGCAGACACAGCCGACCTCATCTTGCTGACTAAACCGTCAGCTGAAACACCTGCCTGCATACGCTCGGTAAATGTGGATGCCACCGTGTCAGCCTGCTTATAAAGTTTTGGAGCTTCGGCATCAAGTCCGTTTTCACCGCCTTCAAGTGTGTAGCCGAAAATCTTTTTAAACACTTTTGAGGGGGAGTGTTCATCAAACATTTTCTTGAAAATATTGATAACACTGCCTGAAATTTCTGAGGCCTTAGAATAAAGCGAATCCTGTTTTTCTGATAAACCAGTTTCCGCTCCTTCCATAGCATCTATAAAGCTTTGTTTAGTGTCTTCATCAAGGTTATCAAACGCTCCTAAAAATGCAGAATTTATTCCTTTAGCTTTTGTATCTGTTTCTCCGGTATATTGTTCATACAAACCCATTAAAGATAGAAATGCAACCAACTGATCTTGGTATTTTTCATCAGATAAAGCCTTGCCTTGTTTGTTTCTTATTTCACCGAGTTCTTTGCTGTACCTTGCATTTTCTTCTTCTTCGGCTTTTTCTTTGATTCTAAGTGCAGTGCCTGCCATAAGAGATTTTTGAGTATCAGTTAAATTTTTGTTGCTTATTTTATAAAGTTCAGTATTATAATTACTTGCTATATCAATAAGTTTTTGTTTATGCGTTTGCTCGGCATCACTTTCATCTTGATTTAATTCTTTTAAATCTTTAGTTGTACTTTTCAACGCTTCTGCACGATTATAATAACCGTCTTTAATAATTTTAAGAGTATCCCCAGCCTCTTTATTAGCTGCACTAACAGCTTGCTGATAGCTTGCTTCTGCGGCTTTAACATCAGCATCATGTTCTTTCTGCGAATAATCACTATCCGTTTTCAACCTCAAATCAAGCAAGGCTACTTCTTCGGTATATTGCTCGTATGCTTTATCAATTACTGTTGTACGAGTTTCTTCGGCAGAGTTGGTAAGTTTTTGTGCTCTTTGAGTATATTCTTCAAGCGATAAATCAGATGCTTCATTTAGAGCTTTAGCCTGAGTTGTAACAACCCCTTGCTTTGCTTCTTCAATAGCAAGTTCTTGATCCGCAAGTTCGTGCATTTTGGCGAAAAGGTCTTCAAGTCTTTGAATTTCACCGCCGGTTAATTCTTTTCGATTTTCCGAGGCAGTTTTACAAATCTCTGTAATTTCGGATTGAACATTGTCCATATTTTCGGACAACTTTTGTTTTTCATCATCGGAAATAATGATGCTTTCATTGAAGTTATCAAAGATACTGCCTGAACCTTCAATCTTACTCATAAAATCGCCAAACTTTGAACCTATATCCTCATATGACGAACCAAGATTGTCGTTTGCCGACTGTAAATTAGTCTCCGCACTTGCAAGATCGTCCGTTGATTGAGTTGCATCACCGTTAGCGGCAGAAAACGCAATAATGCCTGCTGTCAAAGCTGTAATACCTGTCAAGATAAGCACGGCAGGATTAAGTGACATTGCCATATTCCACGCATATTGTGCAGCTGTTGCGAGCGTGATTTCACCTGTTAATGCACCGACTGCTATTTGTTTAAGCGTTATAGTGCCAAGTGATGCAGCTTCGGCAAGGCTCTCCGCTGTTACAGATGCGGCATGTGATTTAACGAGAGCTGTGATAGACGAGATGATTTTCCAAGCTTTCCACGCCGTGATTGCTGTAGTAACAATAGGCAAGAGTATATTGAGGTTGTCGGCAATCAAGTCAATAGCTTTTGCAAGCGGTGGTATAACCACTTTTGCAATGTTAGTAATAGTTTTGCCGAGGTTAATCAATATGGTTTTAACTGTATTGATAGCTTTTTTAAGACCGCCATTTTCAAAGGATTTTTTGATAGTGTTAATTGCCTCTTTAACGGGGGTTTGCAGTTCTTTTGGCAGGAGCTTAACTAAGTTTTTAGTTAAAGCATCTACGATACTTTTTGCCGCAGACAGTAGATCGGGAGCACGGTCACTTATGCCTTTAACCAATGTTTTTACGATATTTATAGCCGCTTTAACAAGTTTTGATGAGTTATTTGCAATACCATTAACGAATGCCTGTAAAAATGACATAGCTGCATCAATCATCTTAGGTGCGGCTTCAACAGCTTTTGTTGCAAGCTCACCGAAAATAGAGCCTGCTTCTTCAATCATTCCCGACAAGCCACCTTCGGTAAACGCCGTGGTTAACCTATTGACATAGTTCTGAGCTTCCTTTGCGGCATCGGTCAGAGGTTCGGACATACTTTCGTATATTTCTATACCCAAGCCTTCAAGCCCTGATTTAAGAATCGTAATCTGTCCCTGCAGATTGTTCTGCATCGTATCAGCCATTTTTTGAGCTGAGCCGTCTGCATTATCAATGTTTTTAACAAGGCTGTTGAAATCCTTATCACTCGCATTGATGATAGCAAGCATACCCGACATAGCCTCTTTGCCGAAGAGAGTACTTGCAGCGGCTGTTTGTTCTGTTTCGGATAAACCGCTAAACTTTGTTCTAAGTTCTTTGATAACATCAATTAAAGGTAATGCTTCGCCATTTGCATCGGTCATACTTATTTTATATTTTTTCATGACCTCTGCCATTGCATCGGTAGGTGACGCAAGGTTTGACAGAGCAGTTTTTAAGCTTGTACCTGCCATACTGCCCTTAACACTCGCATTAGCCATAAGTCCGAGTGCAACGGACACATCCTCAACACTATAGTGCATCGCACCCGCAAGAGGGGCTACATATTTAAAACTTTCGCCGAGCATTGAAACATTGGTGTTTGCAGAACTTGAGGTTTTTGCAAGTACATCGGCAAAGTGCGTACTATCAGAAGCTTTAAGTCCAAATGCTGTAATTGCATCGGTGACGATATCAGAGGTTGTTGCAAGATCAAGACCGTCTGCAGCGGCAAGTGACATTATACCGTCAATACCGTTAAGCATTGATTTAGTATTCCAACCAGCCATTGCCATATATTGTAAAGCCTCGGCGGATTCAGATGCAGAAAACTTAGTTTTAGCTCCCATTTCTTTGGCTTTGTCGGTAAGGCTTTGCAGGTCTTTTCCGCTTGCACCGCTGATAGCCGAAACCTTGGACATAGCCGCCTCGAAAGATGAACCGACAGTTGCCGCTGCTGTTGCTCCTGCTCCAAGAGTTGTAGCTATACCGGCAAGCGTTGTTGTTATTGCAGACACACCTGTTTTGGCAAGTCCTTTTAATTTATCAATACCTATTCTAAAACCACCGGTATCAATTTTGGTGTCAATTTTAATAGAGCCATCGTATGCCAATATCTCACATCCTTTACTGTGAGGTCATCGGCATCCAATGGCTCTACTTGACCTGATTATTTTTTATCGTTTAATACGATTTCAAATAGCTTTTTACAGTTACGCCCTTTACAGTATGTAAAAATGCCCTTACACCTTGACGATTTGTCAAAGTAATATAAGGGCATTTCGTAACCGCAAAAAGGGCATTTAATTTTTTGTTTGTTTTTCAATTTATCACCTACGATAAATCATATTGATTTTTACTTGTTAATTTTGTTTTAACACTTAAATCTAATTCATTTTTCGGTACTTTAGAAGTGAATTCAAACTCAGCGTAACCGCTGGTTTCGCCTTCAAATTTATATACATATGTATTTATATAATAATCATCAGTTTCGTCTTTTGATTCTGATATCTTAGTACCTTTTCCGCCAACAATTTCTTCAACTTTAAATATGGTCATTCCCATATTTATTTGGTCAAACTCATCTTTGCTGATTCCTGACGGGTCGTTTTTAGCTCCACAGGCTGTGCAAGTCAATGCTAACAATGCAATAGTTATAAAGGATAGAATCTTTTTCATAGCTGTACCACCTCAATAAATTTTATATACACATTATACAAAATCTATATAAGTTCGTCAACTGATTTTCCTGATAACAAAGCCTCTTCAATCGCATTATACTTTTCCTGCACCGACAGCGGCAGAGGCAGGGCATAGAGTTTTTTCATTCGCTGATAAAAATTGCGGTCTGCCGTTGACATTTTAGGGGTAATCGGCATACTGCGATAACCTAAAATTTTTGTAAACATACAATCGGCACGCAATGACATAAACAATGCTCTGAACTTCCACCAATGAAAATTTGCATCGTTGAGGTCAATGCCGTACTGCTCTAAAAATGCCGCATAGATATAGCCGTCATCAAAATCGTAATCAAAAACAGCTTTATCGTTGCCACCGCCTGAATGCTTTTCGGGTGGTTTTCCACAGCGATAAAAGTTTAAAATAGCCTCGACTGTTTCTTCGTTCATCGGGCAAGGTGTTCTGAATACAAGCTTCTGAATTTCTGCGAGTATTTCAGCCGATAGTGTATCATCAATTTGATTAGTAAGTATAAGCTCGAATTTAATCCACACTCTAAAGTCGGTGTTGATTTTATAATCTACACCCGACACGGTTATTGTATCGGGTGTTTTGTCACAAAGCAGATTCATTACTTTGTCGCCGGTTTAAGTGTCTTTTTGTAATGATTGTACTGCTTATGCCTTTTGCCCCTGTGGTTGTTGTTCATTGCAATTGCTCTGCTTTTATACATACTACCGAGCTTTGAGCCGAAAGCATTAACAGCCTTGATGACATCCTCGTAGGCATTGATACAGGTTGTAAGGTTTACGGTTTCGCCGAAAACCTTTTTAGCTGTACCGTCACCAAAAACCTCATCAAAAAAGTTAAAAACAGCCGTACACTGAGCACGGATAAGCTCTGACTGGCGTTTGCCCTTGGGCTGTAAATCATTCATTGCCTTCGCCACATTATCGTGAGCGTGTTCGTAACGCTCCATAACGAGTGCATCGGCAACATCAATGTCAGGTAAATTTACACCGTTAATAACCATATTTTATGCCTCCGAAGTTTTTGCTGTAAATGTCTTTGTGGTTGTGTCAAAAGTACCCTCGACAGGATCTCCTTTTGCAAGGAAATTGCCACTGCAGCCCATTTCGCCGTCATCATTCGTAAAACTTGCCACCTCGACTGCAACACGGATTTTGCGTGCATGATATGTGGTCTTGTTACTGCCGCCTTCAACAGGCTGGTCAAGGTCAACGATAACATAATCTGTTTCGGCATCAGCTCCCACAAGCTGTTTCTCACCGATATTGATAATGTAATTGATTGCGTCCTGCTCACGGATCTGGTCAACCTCAAATGCCGTTGTCCAATCGTAACCGCTGATTGATTTTGTTGCAGATTTGTCGCAGACATACTTACGGCTCTTAGTCTGAGCCGCAGGTGATTCATCAAGTGTCTTTGCACCTACACCGAGCAGAGAAAAATTCGGCGACTTGTTTGTGCCGCCGCAGTCAAGATAATTCGCCTGCATACGCCTCTGTCTGATTACTTCACTCATTATTTTTTACCTCCAATTTTAGTATATTTAAGTTGGCACTGTATTTGATATCGCGCCGTTTTTGTGTCATTGTCGATTGCATACCCCGATGACAGCACCTTAACGGATAAAGGGGTTAAACCTTCGGGCAGTTTCGGCAGTTTGCCGTTTAAGTCCTGTTCGGCAATCCACTCTTCGAGCCGTTCATAAAACTCCAAATTTGCTATGTTTATTGATTCATCGGGACTGTAATTTTCACGGCTTGCAAAGATAAAGAGGTACTGGCATTTAGCAGAGCCGTCAATGTACTGCTTTAGTACAGTTTTGCACGGCACAACCTCAATGCTGTACTGTTCGGGGTCTTCGCCGAGATAGTCAACATTAAGGTCATTATCAACCTCTAATACATCGCAATCGGCAAACCACCTAAACAATGATTTAATTATTGATTCGTCCATTATTTGCCTCCGCTTTTTTCTTTGGCGGTTTTGATGATGTCATCAAGATGGTCTGCTTTCATCCGCTCAAACCAAAACTTGCCCCTTAGACCACCGCTTGCAGTACCCTGTTTACCTTTGCCTGCGTTTAGGTAGTAATTGGTATGTGCATATACAATATCGTACATTACCTCACCACTACCTATCTTTGTTCCACGGATACCGCTCTTGATAAGATTGCCGGTTTTAAAAGGTACATATGGAGTAGAACGGCGAAGGACTTCGCTGTCCACGACCTTTTGTACATTGCCGTTTTGCTCAAGTCCACGGTCTTTAAGCATAGTTTCGGTAGTATTAAAAAGCAGTTTAATAATCATTTAACCACCAATTTAATGTGTTTTGAAAAGGCACTTGCCGACAGATTTTCGGTGACCTGCGTAATCTGCTGACCGCCTGCGTCAAGGATATCCTTAACAGTAATTAAATCAAGGTCAACCAAGCCTTTAACTACATAATCTCCCTTTTTGAGGGTGTAGCAATTGTCACTCTCGCCAAGCGGTAAAGACTTATATGTTGACGGATCAACATAGTGAGTAGTCTGCAAAACGCTGTCAGGGATACGGATTACATACTCATCAGATGCAGACACATTTTTGTCAGCAACAATAATTTGATCCTTACCGTGGTAATTAACTCCGTCCAAAACAGTTGCAAACCAAAAGGTTTCACGACCCTGCTTTTTAGAGCAAAACACGGTAATGCGTGTGTTGTTTGTGAGCATTATCTCACCCCCTGATATAAAAGACCTGTACCGCTTAACTCTTGTTTTATAGCTTTGTACATCGCTCTTTTTTCACGCTCTGCAAGCTCATCGACATTGTAATCATTGTTGTATGTAACGCTGTAACCGTCCGTGGATTCGGACTTGATGCCCTGTGGGATGTTCTGAACACCCTCACGAATTTCGGCAACCGCCTCAGCAGCAGCACAGACTGCATTCTTTACCTGTTCCGTCACTTCGGAAATTTCTCCCATAATAACATAGTTTAAAAAGCGTTCCGCCTTGCGTGCATAGCGGTTAAATTCTTCGGCGGCTAAAGTACCGCCGAAAGAATCCTTGTAATAAGCATAATCCGCATACATTTAAGACACCTTGATATTACGAAATACACCGCACTTTGTTGTGTTTTTGAGAGCAACAGCGGCAACCATTTCAACCTCAGCCTTTTTAACTGCACCCGGTGCAGTGAGGTCAGGCATATATGTTTTGACGATTGACGAACCGCTGAGGGAAACACCGTGAAAAGCATCAAGACCAAGCTGTACCGCATAAAGGTCGGTAAGACCTGTTACCTTTGAGCTTGATGCCCCTGTTTCATAAATCGGCACACACGGTACTGTGGCAGAACCGTTGTAATAGTTACCCATATCGTAAAAAATGATATTGTCATAACCCTGAGCAGTTTTGCCGAAAGCATCCTCGGTTCTTGTGAGATAGCCTGCACGCTGAGCTACGCTCTTGAGTTTGGCAATCAGCTTGCTGTTGCCGAGAAGAAATGTAGGCTTGCCGTCAATGCCGCCGATAAACTCATTAAGCATGTCAATCATTGTCTGATAATTGCTTGTAAGATTTGCAGTTGTCGAAAGGTCAACTACCGTCTTATCAGATCCTGCATTGTACTCAGTGCTTGTGCCCTTGAGGAGAGTTGTAAGACCGTCAAAGTCAACCGACTTATTAGTCTTTGAGCCGTTAATACAGCAATTTTGAAAATGGTTACGAGTAGCGAGGGTTTTCTGCTCGAGCTGAAACGCAATTTCGTTTGTTGTTGCTTCCTGAATAACACGGTCAACCTCACTTGCACCGCCGAAGATTTTAAGGTCAACGGTCTTTTTAATTTTCTTCGCCTCATTGGCTGTGTATTCGCTGTTGATTTCTCTGCCTGCCGCTGTTGACGGTGTCTGGAGCTGTAAGTAACCGTAGGTGAGAGTTGAGCCTCCGACACCCGGTGATACGGCATCATCAAAAGTAAGCTCATCCATAAACTGTGAGCCACGGCGGAGAGTATCAATAACCTCCTGTGTCACCTTGTCGGCTCTGCCGACGCTTGCTTCTGCTAATGTAATAGGCATTTTGTGTCCTCCTTATTTCTTGTAATAGTCTTCAACGGCAGACTTGAGATTTGAACCGGACTTTGCTTTTGCTCCGCCTGTGGGTCCGCCGAGGTCAAGTTTCTTTTTGGGTTCTTCCTCTGACTTAAAGAGGAAAGGTTTTGACTGTTTCAGCTCTGCAAGCTGTTCGTCAAGTCCCGTGATACTGCCGTCCTCAGCCTGAGATACCTTTGACATATCAATGTTAGCCTTTACCGACACGAGGTCAGCCGCACCTGCGTTGTTGATTGCAGATTCAACCGCCTGTTCGAATTTGTAATCGTTGAGCTTTTTGTCACCCTCAGCCTGTGCCTGCTTAACCTTATCCTGCCAGTCGGGATCATAACCCTCAAGATTTGCGTTTGCACTTGCAAGCTGATTTGATACATCATCGTACTTGTCCTTTTCGACATACTGACCGCCTGCAAGGTTGCCGAGCTTAACATCTGCCGCATTGTTTACCTTTTCTGCAAACTGTTCAAATGTCAATGCTTCGCCGCCAAACAGGGCTTTTAAAATTTCCATTAAGTCCATTTGTTTGCTCCTTTCGATTTATTAGCAATTGTGTGTATGCTCAGATATTTGAGCAATATTAAAAGCCCCCGAAATTCGGGAGCTTATAACCTGTTTTATTCTACTGGTTCGTATATTTTTTCAAATGTGTCGGGTTTGCAAGGATATTTATCACCGTTTATGCCGGTGATAATGTAATCGCCCGGACTTGCTGTCATATCACCCTCACGGGCGTGTATTACAACTGTTTTATCCGTGCGTTCTGCCTCTACCACAATGGGCTTTTTCTGTATTTAGCCATAAAAACACCTTCTAATCGTAAAAATAAGGGTAAAAGTAAAAGGGATGTTCCAAACACCCCTTTAATACCCTTTTAAATTCGTTTAATTTTGTTTTTATTCAATCAACTATGTAACTTTACCTTTTAGCAACAAAAGCTGATACAAGGCAAATAAAACTATTTTTCTTCAAAACCTATGTTGTTATTACACTCTTTCATTTCTTTGGCTTTACCAAATTTAAAGTCTAACGGAATTCCGTCAGGAAAAGCGTCGCAACAAGGTCTCCAGCCGTCTAACAATTCATCTCTTTGATGTTTGCATTCACAACAATCTGAAATGTAAATCATTAGTATTTCCTCCCAATATATTTTTCATAGAATTTCATCATTTCTTTTGATACTTTAACACCACGTCTTCTTAGAACCTCTAATTCAGCAAGTGCTTCTGCACCGTCATCATAAGCAATAGTACTGATACCTTCTATGTGAATTTCTGAAAGTTCGTCATACAGCTTTTTAACATCTTCGGATTTCATTCCAAAAATTGTCCTTGCGTGTCCGCCTTCGTGCCATACAGCTTCTTCCAATGTATTTGCTATAGACAATTTTGAATTTGCAAATATTTGATTAATTTCATCAAGAGTTTTTCCAGAGAGTATGTCCGTGTTTAAATTTAATTGTAGCAATCCATTTGATAATGCTTCGATTTGTAAAACCGGAGTTCCTTGATCTGTTTTCGGCAAACTCTTTGCAACAATTTCACTAATGATGAAACCACCCTCTGCTTCACAATCAGACACAGTATTTACAATAACTTTACTTACCTCAGAATTGAAATTTTTTCCGTATGTAACAACCTCAAAATCATCTATATCTATATTTTTTATTATACTCTTTTTAGAAGATTTTGCAACTGCTTTCTTGTTTTTCCAAACAGCTTTTTGAGCAGTACTTCTGCCAAAACCATAAGCCTGTTGACGAGAACGGTCGGGAAGCAATCCTGTTCTTTTACAAAAGCTATTCAGTTCTGACTCCTGCCGTTTCAACTTGCTTGAATAGTGGCTGAAATTTTTTTCTAACTTTTGTAACAGTTCTTCATCAGAGAGGTTATTCAAAGCCTCATCACAAGCGGCAAGTGTTCTTTTTGTTGCCCTGATTTTGCGTTCGTAGGCTCTTTGCTGTTGTTCTGCCTCGTATAGCGTGTGCATTGAGCCGTCAGGGTATTCAATATTTTTAGCATTAAGTTCTTCAAGGTCTTTCTCCGAATACATTCGGGTACTGCCCTCAAAATACGGATACCAATCGTGGCGGCAGTTCCAGCCCTTAAAGCCGTCACCCGTGCCATAGCCGATATCAGACAAAGACAAGTAGCCTTTTTGACCGCTTAAACTCACAATTCGACCCTGCCAAGCGGCGTGGCTCGGTCTTGCTCCTGCGTGAGCGGTAATTTCCATAAGGTCACAGCCAAGCTCTTGGGCATTTGATAGGCATATTTGACCTGTGGTCTGACCTATGCCTGTTGTAACATTACGCCGTACAGCAACATCAAGTCGGTCACGATGACCGGAGGGATAGATTACATACGCTCCGTCTTGAGCTACCTGTTTAATTGCATCGGCAATTGCCTGTTGCGGAGTAAACGCACCGCTTGATGCTTTTAACTCAGCAAGACTGCAAGCGTTGATAAAGCTCGTTTGTGATGACACAGCTGTGGTCAGAGTAAGATTGCTAAGATTGCCCTGTGTCTTTTTGTAGCCTGCCTCAAGTAATTGCATTTGCACATCGGACACCTTGAGTGACTTTGGATTTAAGCCGTTTTGTCGGTAAATCTCGTTGTCATACTCCGTAGCGGTCACACCTGCATCTTCAAAGAGCTTTTTTAACTCTGATTCTGTCCTGTCGCTGTATTTTGCAACACTTGACAACACATCAGAGTGCAGAGCGCCAAGCTCCTGCATATGCTGTGCCTGCCATATGCCCGTGTCAGTCATTGTTCCTGTTTTTGCAATTCTGCGAGCAATGTCACGGACAATCTCCTCTTCAAGCTGTGAATATAGGTTGATGATATCATCGGCACAATGAGCAAGCTGTTCAGGGGTGAGCATTAAGAGCCACCGCCTTCATCAAAAAAACTTTGTACACCGCTTTCGGGTAACATTTCTGCCGCCTGTTTATCATCAACACCGTAACGCCACTTGAGATAATCGGTCTTTTTGCGGATTCCGCTGTTGACCTCATTGAGCTGTATTGCCTGCTCCTTGTCCTTATCTTCAAGCACGCCGTCGCCCCAATTAAAGCTAACTTCGTACTCTCCGCTTGGGGCAAGATTACAGGCATCAGCCATAGCATTGCACGCATATATGTAGTCCTCAAGTACAGCCTCAAGCGAGTGCTGCATATCAGACACAGCTGTATAACTACGCTGTTTGGATGCTTTGATTTCTTCCGCTGTCTTATCCACATTCTGCGGATTTGACAGAGTTCCGTAGGCAAGAGAGCAGTTAAACTCAATCTGTCTTTTTATTTCGTTTAATCCCTTTGAGTAGTTATCATCACGCAAAGTCGGGTTAAAAACCTCATAAAAAGACTTATCTTTGTTATCGTCTGCATCAATGTTAAATTTGCGAAACAATCTATCACGGGTTGACGGTGTTCCGAGCGTATCTTCGCCCGGTCGCTGTCGAAGGACTTCTTCGCCTGCATCAACTGCAAGCTCGCCGCCTTCAAATTCCCACAAATATCTGTCCCACTGCAAGTCAGCCTCATTAAGCAGCTTAATTGCTCGGCTGTAAACAGACACACCTAAGGGACTGCCACTTTCGATGTTATTAGCAAAAGGTACAGACCAAAAAGCAAATAAAGGACGGTCAACATCATTGATAACTATGTATGGGTCAATTCTCGACCACATATCGCTGTCAAGATTTTCAGGATTTATTTCCGCCCCGATGTTGTCGGGACTGGATGAAACAAAGAAGTGACTTTCGATTGTGTGTGATTTGTTTTCGTAGCTGTAAGTCTGCTTTTCAACTCTTGTGTAATAGTTCTTGCCTTTGACCTCTTGATTAAAAAACACGGCAGCGGTTATTATGCCGTGGCTGTAATTAAGAGGGATAAACTTGTCCTGCGTGATGCAATCGGGGAGGATTACACCATTACGAACATACGGTTTAAACATTATGCCGCCGACCGCACAACCTGCCTCAAGCCTTACTCTGAGCTGTTCAAGCAATCTTTCATACTGTTCTTGTAAATAATCCGCACGCTCTGAACCCGTTATTTCGCTCTCAAATTCAATCATAATTAACCGTGCAAATTCGGACGCTATCGTTGCACCGAGGTTAAGTGTCTTGTTGTGGCAATCTTTGCTCCAAGACGGCTCATCGGCATATATTTCAAGCCATACTTCCATAGCCTCTTCCATATTATCAAATTGATAATTGCTCGTAGCGTTTTCGGGGTCAAGTTTGTTTACAATACTCCTTAACCAATTTAAAAACACATATTTAGCACGCCTTTTCAACTGCTCACCTCCTTATTATTTGTATTTAAACTCACGCTTTAGGACTGTATAAGCAAAATAGCGTATATCGTCCATTGCGTGGTCATTTTCTTTAACAACCTTATCAACTTCGGCTTTTTCGTCCCAGCGGTACATGCCAAACTCTTCCTGAGATGCCTTGCACTTCACACCGATTTTCATTTTGCCGTTTGAGAGCATTTGACTTGTAGTTCTGATGCCGTTGATAACATCGTTCTTAGCAGACTTGACATAAAACTTGCCGTGTCTTTTGATAGTAGCTTTAAAAGATGCGGCAGACGGGTCAATGATTACATATTCTATGTAATGGTCACCTGCGAGCTTTTCAAGCTCTGCATAATGCTCTTCATCGGTGCGTTGATAGCCCTCTTTTCGGCTGTTATAATAGTATTCGTCCACACGGATTGCCTCTTTGTCGGTTACACACCAAAGTCCCATTGAGCAAGGGTTAATAGTACCATAGTCCATTGATATGTACCATGTGCCTACAAGCTCATCGTGGTTGCCGTTCCACAATTTTTCCTTGATATGGTCGTTGTAATCTTGGTAAACAAGACCCTCGGCAATAACCCACTCACCAAGGATAAAGCGGCGGTAAAATGTGCCTTGGTAAAGGCTGTAATACCGCTGTTTTACCTTGTCTGATAATGATAGGTTATCGTCCATTAAAAATTTAAGTCGCAAAGCGTGCTTATCCTCAGCCTTTAAAACCCACTCACGATAAAACCAATGGTTAGGGTTATCGGGGTTGCAGTTAAACCAAAACCTTGCACCCTCAACAGAGCAACGGGCAAGAGCCTGCTCAACAAATGACCTCGGCATCAGAGCAACCTCATCGAAGAGGACGCCTGCAAGCGTAACGCCCTGAATTAAGTCCTGTGAGCTTTCGTCTTTACCGCCGAAAATGTAAAATGTATTAGATTTGCCGTCTTTGCTGATTATCAGCAAGTTTTCCGACCGTTTATCCTTGATGTCATAGCGGTGTTTGAGCATATTGATAAGAGGCTTAATAACATTTCGCCTGCAAGAGCCTACGGTTTTACCGCATATAGCAAAGTTACAGTCGGCAAATGTTGCCATTGCCCAAAAAATAAAAGATATGCTCATACTAACAGTTTTGCCCGAACGGACAGATCCGTCTGCAATTATCGCATCATATTTATCCTTTATCCCGTCAACCTTCCACCAGCTAAGTACTTTTAGCTGCTTTCTCGAAAAAGGCTTAAATTTCATCTTTAAAAGCCTCCTTGCCTGCTCCTTCGAGTGCCTCAATCAATCCGTCATCAACGGTTTCTACTGTTTCGGGCTTGAAGTAATCCGCATACAGCTTAATAGCCTGCGTGTCGCCGTTCTGACATTTTTTAATCAGTGCCTGCCGAATTGCCGTCAGTTCGTCATTCTCGTATTTTGTAATAAGAGCATTTAATTTTTTGCGAAATTCTCTTGATTTTACAACTCCATAGGATAGAGCAAGTGATTTTAAATCTTCAACAATATTAAATTCCTGCTTTGTGTTTGTATCCTTGAGCAGTTGTTCAAGTTTTGACAGCTTATTCATTTTGCACCTTCTTTCTTTTTTGCATAAAAATAAACACCCGTTAAAAGGTGTTTAAAAGCATTTTAATATATATAAAAACAGCGGTTTGCGTTAAATTTTAATGTCAGCCGTTATCACGATTTAGGAGGGATTGTTCCATGGGCAAACCGCTGTTTTTAACTTGGGTATATATATAGCTTCGCCATCCGCTAACCTGAGGTTATCGGTGACTTCGCCGTATGTCAGCCGTTGCATCGGGCGGAGACGAATCAATCCGTCGTCTGTTCGGGCATTTGTTCGGTAAACGATACTGTAAGCTCAGTCGGCTCACCTGCAAGGGTAATTTTGACCGTTGCTTTCTTGTATCGTTTCTGTACTTTCACAATTTTATCTTTATTCTCAGCCAAAAATCCGCTGACAGTTTCGTAACCTTCGCCAGTGAATTTAAGTACCGAGGGAGTTTTCAAAAGTTCGCTCAAAGTCAGAATAAATTCAGACTCTTTGTCGGTTAAAGGGATAGGGCTTGTGCCACCTCCGAGCAATCTAATAATGTTCGGAATGCCCTTAAACACATAATATTTTGACCACTCGTAATCCATACGAACGAAAACATAGCCGTCAAAAAGTATATGCTGTTGAGTTATCCACTTGCCTTTTGAGCGGATCAGTTTGTTTTCGACCGGCACAATAGCATCATAACCACGATGTCGGAGCTGTTCCGCAACAGCGTGTTCTTGTCCTGTGTTTACATACAAAACATACCACTTGATGTTCATCATCCTTGCTCCTTTGCTTTGAGCTTGTTGATTTCGTCCATAAGCTCGTTGTAGAGCCGTGGATTACTCTTTTTGATAGTGTCATAAAGCAGGCTCTGATTTTCTTCGAGGGCAAGCATCTTGTCTGACTTAACGTCCGTGTCGGTCTTACGCTTGTATGTTACTGCTCTCGCAAGGGCAGTAGCCTGTCTTAAAAGGTCATCAGCAGACACATCATCAAACTGTCCTTCGTCAAGTTTTGATATGGCATCAAAAACTTTCTGCGATGCCATACGCAGGATAGCCTCAGCAGGATCAAGTTCAGGATAACGCTCAGTTTCGGTTAAAATCATACGAAAATTTTCCTGCGCAATTCTGAACTGTTGAGCGTTAGCTAAAAAGCGTGATGCGTAACGGCTGACCGCCGCCTGCGACAACTGTTCGCCGTTTTCTGCAAGGTAAGACACGATTTCACGGTATGTCTGTCCGCTTACAAGCATCTGATCTACAGTGTCCTTGAGGTCAGAGGGCAGTTTGTCGATTTTTCCGCAGGCTCTGCGGTTGTTTCTGCCCATAGCTAAACCTCAACCGAGTTATCGGTGACGGAGCCTTCGAGGAGCTTAATGCCCTTTGATGAGAGTTTTGCCTCAAGTTCTTCATACGGCACATCTGCGATGTCGGCAGGCTCTTTTGTTTTGATATGACGGAGCAAGATGTATTCCGACAGAAAGAGGTAATTAACAGATGACAGGAAGTCATGTTCTGATACATTGCTGATTGCAAATTTGACATCAGACAGTTTTTCATAATTCACATGAAGTATGTTAATAGTTCTCAAAATCTGTCCGTTGTTCTGCACGAAGTTTCTTGCTTTGATTTTCTGCATATATACCTCTGCATCATTAGTCATTGTTTTTACCTCCTCTTAAAAGCTCCAAAATGAGCTTGTTTTGTGTCTTTATTTCGTCCTTAACCTCGTTTATAGAGTTGTAATAATCCTTTTTGGTAAGACAGGTTTCCTTGATTTTCTCAACGTCAGTTTGCAATTTGCTGATCGATTTGTTGACATCGGTTTTAATATCTTTCAGTTCGCCTTTTGTTACATAGGACAGCTGAATTTCTTTGATTTCCTTGTCGTGTCTATCCGCTTCGTTAATTGTTCTTTTGAGAAAAAAGCTGATAATAGCTATAGCTCCCGAAATTATAAGTCCAAAGAGCCACCAAGTGTCTGCCGCAAAGTTCATAATAAATTACTCCAAAAAAAATAAGGTATCATTAAGTCTGTAACTTAATAATACCTTATAAATCCGTACTCCCGTAGAGGAAGAATATCCTATTTTTTCTTCATTGTTATATATCATCAAAAATACTTAACTGACCATCAATGTTACCGTTTGAGCATATGATTCTCACATATCTTTCTGATAAATCATACTCTCTTGCAAGCTGACTGCTGTTGTATCCATTGTACTTTGCCTTGATTTCAGCGTTGCGTTCAAGTTTTTGTAACTCGCTGTATTTTTGGATATATATTGTATCTCCGCCAAATGTTTGACAGAGTTTAATATAGCTTTCAATGCCTATTGTTTCGGCGATTTCCCTTTGCGTACCTACCAAATCATCAAGATTTATTTTCACCAGCCTTCCTCCTTTGAGCATTTGCAATATACTTCTTTAAAATTTCAATCAGCTTAACGCCCTGTTGGTAAGTAAGCCATGTAAAAGGCTTTCTCGGTATAGCGTCAATGTGTAATTCTTTTTTTATAATACCGGATACCCTTTTACCTAATGAAGCTGACGAAGGCTTATCATCAAGCTCTTGCAATTTATACATTAAATACCATACTTTATCAATCTGACCTTTTGACATCTTGCCAATACCTTTTTCTTCACGCTTTTTTGCTTTGAATGGATGTACTGTCTGTGGCTCTGCTAAATTAGAAATTTTAAGTTTGTTTGCGAGGTCTGCAACAACCTTTTTGTATTCTGCTTCGTCAAGCTCTCGCACACTGCTTTTCTGAGCTATGCTGAAAACAAGTTCATGCAGCAGGTCATTTTTATTGCCGCTTTCAACAAGTCCGAGCCGTGCCGCCATTGCGTATATCTTTTGCGTTTGCTGAGGTTTTAACATACAAAACACCTTAAACCAAAGAGCTTAAAGATATCTTTGTGCTGTCTTCAACAACAAAACTGCTCTGTATTTTCATAAGGATATCATCAATATGACTTTCGTCCATACCGTTGACGGTCAATAGGTTTTTGAAGTCCTGCCATACAGCCGCCTCTGAAATGAGGTATGCATACTCTTTTGCATCGTCCTCCGAAAGGTTTGTGAACTTTAAAATGTTGTTTACATCCTTATCGTAGTTAATGCCCTTGCATTTCTTGACAAGCTGTTTGCGTTCGTCCTCAGACACGCCGTTCATCTGCTCAATAACTTCTTTGACGGTGCATCTTACAAAATTGCCCTTCCACAAACCGATGAGCATTCTTTTTGCCGGAGCAGAGAGGGAATATTCTGTCTTTTCCGTAACCGCATCTTTGTATGCTTTGCCAAAAATTGAGAGCAAAAATGAGTTGTATGTAATTTTGAGAGATTCCGAAGTTACCGCTGTAAGCTCTGATTCTGTGCCTGCATAATGGACACTCTTATATTTGGTGTTTTCAAGGTCTTCCGAGCACTGCATAATAATCTCTGCTTCGAGCTTGTCCTTGCGTGCTTTGAGTTTGCTCATATCTGCTTTTATGCCTGCAAGCTCATCAATCTGCTTTTTTAAATCAGTCATCTGTTTTATCCACCTTTGCAAGTAATTTTTCGGCACATTTGCGGCAGATAATAACATTATCTGCAATGATTACATTTTTAACTGTGCCGCAAAAGCGACAACAGGGAGCGGACGGTTTAATTGTAACAGTGCCGTCTGTACTTGTTTCAATGTCAACAGCATTGCCCGGAAACAATCCTGCTTCGCCTCTTATCTGCTTTGGCAGAGTAATAGAGCCGTTTTTACAAATTCTCTTTGATGTTTTCATAATTGACCTCCTGTTCAATATATATTGCTTAATATTGCCTATCCTCACTCTGCATTTACACGGACTTGTGACCGTTCCCAACAGGGAGTTGCATTAAGGCGAGCGGATTATATCCGCTCAAAAGCAGCTTGTATTGCCCAGACAAAGCCGTTTAACATTACCTTAGCATATTGTTTGTCAGTATCTTTCTCTATATTTTGTATAGTTTCAATCGTTAATGCACCTAACCTTCCAAGTCTGTCAATCGCACTGCCTGTTATAATGGTTTCAATCGTCTCGTCTGAAGATTCTACTGACATTATCACAACATTTTTTTGCTTAATAGCTGCTTTAGCTTTTTTCGCTAACAAATCAACCATTGTTAAGCCTGCCTGCTCACCGATTTCCTCTCCAAAACGAATATTGTAGTTATCCATTGTTATCCCTCCGAAATTTAATAAAATTCAATGCTTTTGTTATTAGCAATAAAATGTTTTTTCATTTTCTCAAAGTTTGTCCAATATGGTAAATACACATCATAGCCAAACTTCTCTTTGAGTTCCTGCTTAGCTTTCTTGCTACGAGCTCCGTAAAGTTTGCAATCTTTTTCGGTAACTACCGACTGTCTCTTACAGCAACAAAATCTCCTGCGTTCTTCGCAGTCCTCCATAAGCCACTTGCCACGAAATTCATCGTTGATATAAACCATAATAACATTTTGAAATCTCGATTTTTGAGTAAGATTCAGAGATACTTTATATCCGTCAATTTTGATATGTACATACGGACTCCATACAGATGTAAGGGCTTCGTCAACCTTTTTCCACTCTTCTGCGGTCATTGTTACCCCTCCTTTTACTCTTTTTTACCTTTCGGCTTTCGCCACGGATCATCCAACCGACCCATACAAGCAGGAGCACCATAGGCACAAAGCAAATTTCTCCGCCTGCTGTAAAGCTCCTTGTACCCATTTGACCGAATGCGGCGGTCATTACTACTCCCGTGCTGAACCCTGCGGCGAGCAGTAACACGATTTTTCTTAACGACATTTAAAATCCCTCCGAATATAATTTAAAACACCTTGATACGCATAGCTTTTGCCATTGCGATTAAGCCCTCATAGGTGATGTTTCCGTTGTCAACGGCATTTCCAAAAACATTGCTTGCTCCTCTGATACCCTGTTCCGTCCTTGCGACACCAAGTAATAGTTTAACCGCCCTTTCATCATCTTTTATAGCTGGAAACAATAACTCAATATCGCTGTTTTTGATAGCTGATGTGTGCCTTACCTCGGTAAGTTTTGTGCGATTGCGAATCTGAGCAAAGGCTTCTTTGCTTTTACCCGTGTTTGTGACAGTTTCGATGTTGCCTACAAGGCAGATGCCGAGTAACGGGTTGCTGTCAAAAAATGCTCTGATAGCCTCAATGGTCTTAATCGGCAGGTGCTGTGCCTCATCAATGATGAGCACCTTGCGTTCGCCTTCAAAGCTGTCTGCAAGCCTCAGCCACATTTCATCCTTTCGCCCTGATGCCGTGATTTTCTGTGTTCTGCAAAGCAGTTTTAAAAATGCACTTAAAGTTACTAAACAGGGGTTTACGGACACATAAATTGCTGTTGCAGGATAATCTTCAGCATACTTTTTGCACGCCATTGTTTTACCGATGCCTGCATCGCCACACTCAATTGCAAGACCGCCCTTAAGGTGACACAAGCGGATTGTTTCATAAACTTCTGAGCTTATGCTTGTAGGCTTGTAGCTGTTAAGCACTTGAGCTGATTTCAGATTTTCTGCAGCGGCTTTGGTTTCAAATGTTTCAGTTAAAAACTTTTCAAAATCACTTAAATTACCGTTATAGCGGTCATTAAGATAGGTTGACAAGGTTGCCGCTGATTTACCGAGAGCCCTTGCGGCTTTGGTTTGTGAGCCGCACTCTTCGATAAAGTTCCTTAATTTCTCCTGTAATTCAGGATTGGCTGACATTACCGACATTTATTATTCCTCCTTTTGTCGCTGTTCAAGATTTCTTATCATTTTTGCCTTATCTATCGTTACGATATTCGACTGACCAACTGCCATAGGCAACTGCTCTGCCGTTTCATCGGCACGGTGTACTGATATAACCTTCGGATTGATTTCTTCGGCATTTGCTTTGTTTTTCTCAGCGGTTGCAAGCACAAGATTGAGTGCTGTTTCTTTGCCAAATGCGGTAATCTGACTTGCCTTGAGTTCCTGTTTGGTGAGTTTTTCAAGGCTCTTAACTTTACGCAATGCCTGCGCAACCGCATCTTTAGATGCTCCATATGCAAGGACTGCTTCATTGTCCGTTGGAGCGGTCATTATATAGTTATCATCAAGGTCATATATTCTGACTTTGGATATATCCTCAGGATCATATCGACAGTAAACTGATTCTCCAAAATGATTTAAAATAAGGTCATCATTGTAGTAATCAATTTTCTCGCCTGCAACAGTAAGATGTACTCCACGCCTGCCGACTTTCTGACTTCTTGTGCTTCTCATTAACATCAAGTTGAGGTCAAGTTCTGCGGCGACTCGTTTTTCTTTAAGTTGTTCTCTGTAAACCTGCATTCGGCTTTTACCGCTGTCTGAGCTTACCGCTCCGCTATATGGTTTTTCATTCATATAGTAGGTTAAAATGTCCTCAACTGCCTGAGTGAATTCATAATCCGTGGGTATGTTGTCGGTGTCCTTGATTACCTTTTTAAGTCTTTCCGGTCGTTCGACTACATTACCGCCTGTATAAGTCGGAAACAGTCTTGAAAGTCGGTCTTTAACATCTCGAAATCGTCTTTCAATGATCTTTGCCTTCGCATTTCGTACGATAGCATTTGTCATTTTAATGCCCAGCCGTTCAAAGACGGGAGGCGGTGCAAACTTGTCCTTTTGACTCTTTTTTAATCTGTGACCAAGTCCGCCGACATCGAATGTCAGAAACTCTCGACCGTTATCTACATATATGTTTTCGGGTATGCCGTACTTAACTATGCCCTTTCGTAGAGCTATCAATGTAGCCTGCGATGACGGTGCATCGGTCACATAACAGCCTGTAAAAATACCCGAACGAGCATCAAAAAATGCTGTAAGATAAAGCCTGTGGATACTGCCGTTTTCGCCCTTTGTCTGCACATCAAATGTGTGGTTATCTGCGATCCACCATTCGTTTGATGCCATACCTTCGTAAGTTCTGCGTATGTATGGAGCACATCGGTCACGGAACGCTTTCATACCTTGTCGTCCCATAATTTCAACTGGCTTAGGTATCGCCGTTTGTACTTTGCGATAAAATGATGCGTAAGCAGGGAGTGGTAATAGCTGTGGAGCTTCTCTTTTAATCCACATTTCTGTGTATTCGTAGCACGCTTGGATAGGGTGTTGTGCTTCGTCAAGATAAAAACTTAAAAAGCATTGCCACACTTCTTCAGGTATCGAAGATGTACCTTTTTTCCAGTTGCCTCGATTGTCAAGCAGTCCTGCAAGGTCATCGGCTTTTAAAGCCTTTTTTTTCGGTACAAAATGCCCTTTGATATGTTAAGATCGGGGTTAGCAACCTTTTGTAGTTGCACAAATTTTTCGGTTGCAGGTACTTTTTGTAGCTTTGATGTTGCACAATACTCATCCCAAGCGTTAAGTATTCTTATCCACTCGGCGATTTCTTCACGCTGTACCGCCGAAAATTCATCAAATTCCTTGTGGGGTCGCTCCGTCTTGCGTTCGGGGAGCAAATCCTCAGGAATTGCTATTGCGTGCGATTTGTAGTATTTAAGCTGTTCCGAGTGGGATAGTTCATTTAAAGGTATCAAATACTTTTTGCGGTTGTTTTGATTAAAAGATACTTCACTTTTAAGCGAACCATCCAAAACAATCCTTTTAATATATTGAGCAGAACATCCTTTTAACTCTGCAACTTCCTTAACATTAAGATAAATCAAAAAATCACATCCTTTTGACCTGCCATCATCAGAGCAGGGAGGTCATTTCCTGCTGACCGCCTTACGGCGGTTTCGGCTTTGTGGTATTATTAAAAAGTAAGGTGGTGAATAAAATGAAAGATTTAGATGCCGTAAAAGAAGGACTTAGCAATACTCTATACGAAAACGAACCTTTAGCAAGGGCAATTATTTCATATTTGGATAAATCCAACCCTAAAGCACATAAAGAAATAATTGATATTTTCGATAGAATTATTGAAGCTAAATTCAACCTCTATATTCAGGACTATAAAAACGATGATATAACTCAAACTCTTCTACAAGTGAATTATCAATATACACTTTTGCTTTATGTTTGTAGATAACCACACTTGCAATTTCTCCGATATGGTAAAGTGCCAAATCCGGAAGATAATACTTTTTCCCGTTGATATGTAAACCGTATCTTGATACCCTTTGTTTTAATACCGTAGGTTTTACTATACCTAATATTTTCGTCCGCTGATTTTTCACTTTGATATCAGCGGATTTTTTTAGTTCTACAACTTCGTCAGGTGTTAATCCTGTTTCCTCGTATTCGCAAAGCCTTTGTAGTGCTTCTCGTGTCTGACTTACTGATATTTCCGCTGGGGTGAGATGCTTCCCTTCTTTATTTACATATAAAACGGGAGCAAAATCGTCCAGTTTTGATGTCATTCTTTGCATATTTCCTCCTTGATGTGACATTCCTTATTTGTGTAGTGCGTACATTCTTCAACTGTGCAATCTCGTGGCTGTCCCGTATCAAGAATGTAATAACAAATCGAATAGCCTTTTTTGTTACTATGGTTTAATGGTCTGCGGTGTCCGCACCCTTTACAGCGAGGGTTCACTTTATTACACAAAATGCTCTCTCCATAAATTCTTTGGCAGCGGCATTTCTGCTTGCAAAGTAACTGCCGCTGTAAGGATCTCCGTCGCTGTCCAGCCACCACACAACCCACGGTTCAACTGCATTTGGATTGTGAGCCATTACAACACGATTGTTTATGTTTCCGATTATTTCATACCTGTTAATTGTTTTGCCTATCATTATTAAGCCCCCTTACAAAGTTCATCGAGTGATACTTCAAGTGCCTTTGCAATTTCAAAACCGACTAATACAGATGGGTTTCTTATGCCTTTTTCAATTTGATTTATCATTGCAGGAGTTACGCTCGCCGCATGAGCAAGCTCTACCTGTGTCAGATTTACTTTTTCTCTGACTTTTTTTACATTTGCTCCAAAATTCATGGTGTACCTCCTTGTTTTATAAAATTAACTGTGTTAAAATTAACTTGCTTAATTAACACAGTTATATTGTGCTTTACATTTGTAATGTAGTCAAGAAAAATTACTTTACAAATATAAAGTTTGGAGAGGTGTACAAATGTTTAGTGATATTTTTAAGCAACTTATACAAGATAGCGGTTTGACAGTTTACCAAATTTCTAAAGATACTGGGATTAGCGAATCTCTTATGAGTCATTGGAAGAGTGGTAGACAATTACCCAAGTATGATAGTTTAAATACACTTGCGGATTATTTTAATGTTTCCGGTGACTTTTTATTAGGACGCACAGGTAATAGAAACACAAATTTAAAAAATGACAAGCACCATGATTCAAATTCTCAATCACATAAGACAATAATTTTGCCGTATTACAGGACACCTGCATCAGCTGGCTCAGGCTCTTGGCTTTCAGATGATATGCCTATTGAATATACCAATGTTCCAAAGACTGAGGAAACACTTTCTGCCGATTTTTTGCTTGAAGTACGAGGGGACAGTATGCAACCAAAATTCTTAGATGGCGACCGTGTCCTTGTTCAAAATTCCGAAAGCATATATGAAGAGGAAATAGGAGTTTTCGTTCTTAATGGCGAATCTTACATAAAAAAGATGGGCAGAAATGAACTTATTTCGCTTAATTCTGCATATAAACCTATACAATTACACGAATTTGATGAGATTCGGTGCGTAGGTAAGGTGCTGGGTAAGGTGGATTTGTAATAATTTTCATTATCGTGCATAATAATTCAAATTCAGATTAAAAATAGTTTTCCACATTAGAAAACCCGAAATGTTAAAAAATATAGATTTTATCGGAATAGCAACAAGGTTGCCTTTGAGCACTTGATTTGTTGCCTTTGATTTGTTTCCTTGAAAGTCTGTGATGTACCCTAAAAATTGAATAAAAAGCCGATTTAAAGCCATTTTAAACGCTTTTAAAAGGTTATTTTTAAAAAATTAAAGCCGAGCAGGTTCACAAATTTTTCGTGAATTGCTCGGCTTTTTTGTTTTCGCACTAAATAAAAAAAACAAGCTGTTTTTTCAAAGTGTAATTTCTTTTTACACCTAAAAAACGGCTTGTTTTCTACATTTTCAGATTTTTAACTTTTTTTAACGGCTTTTTACGGTTTTTCCTATTCTCTCCGAAAACTCACATTAGTCATAGACATATCAACGGTTTCAAGCGAAGTACAACCCTGAAAAGCACCTAAAACACATAGAGAAAGATTTTTGGAGAGCTTAACATCAGTAATATTAGTACAGTTAGAAAAAGCAAATGCACCAATTGTCTGGATTGTATCAGGCATTGAAACAGTTACCAATCCGGTTTTATCAGAAAATGTCGAAGGAGCAATTACATTGACCGTTATATCAATGAGCTGTGACGGTATCTGTAAATTTTCTTCTGTTCCAAGATAATCTGTAATTGTCAGTCCTGAATAATCGTTTTTGTAAAACTCGAAATTCTTGTCATAATAGTAGGTTTCAGCTGAAAATGAAACGCAAAACATTGACAAGAGCATTGCAAAAACAAAGAGAAATGTGCAGGATTTTTTTACTATTTTTTTCATAATTTACTCCTAACAAGCAAAAGTCTAGCTCAGAAAAGTCGGCAGATGAAGAACACCTGCCGACATAACCTCTAATTAGTCACCGTCACCTACATCTTCGCCGAAACTATCTTCAATACCATTGCTTTCGGTAAGTTTCAAAATTGAATCTGAAAATGAAAACTTTACAATTTCAAGTTCAGGCTCAAGATAAGATTTTTTCATCAAATAACCTCCAATCGTATAATGTGCTCAAACACAAATTATGCCTTGTTGCCAACATAGCAGATATTATAATACTGTGGATCGGAAATCACAACATTGTTCACGCTACCGTCAGCATTTCTAATGATAACATAAGCATAAGCACTAAAGATATAATTCTGGTTAGCTGTGTTATTTGTGTATCTGATTACCTTGTCAATTCTGTTTTTATTAGTAAGTGCATCGTTATTAAATACATACTTTGTAACTCTGACATTCTCACCGTCAATATCATAGAAACTATTTGCATTGTTCTTGACTTCATCATTCTTAACAAGAGCGTCAAGTTCAGTAAGAAGAGCTTTTTCGTCTTTAATACGATGTTTAGCAAGAATTGTTGATGTTGTATCTGCTTTGCCATTATTAGCAGCGTCTACAAGTTGATTTCTCTCTTCTTCTGTAAGTTTGTTAGTGTTGTTTCTAACGACAAATACACCACATTGAACAGAAAGGTCTGTGTTGTTTTCCTTGAAGGTAGGAATTACAGTTGAAGTAAATGCTGTAAGAAGGTCAACATAAACCTTATCGGTTGCAGATGCTGAATCACCGTAAACCTCACGGTTCATTACAGGAGAGTTGATATTAGCAGTAAGAGATGGAACTTTCTCACCGTAAACAGGCTCTATATAGTAATCAGCCATAATTCTAAGACCGAAATTACGCTCATAGCACTTTGTTACAAGTTCAGTCTTACTACCGTTTTCATCTACTTTATAAACATTCCAGTAAGAGAAGGCCTTTGTACCGTCAGCTGTCATTTCAGGAGTTGAAAGCATAAATGAATCGTCCGGATTAATAAGAAGTGAGTTGTAGTCAACTGTGTAATATTTGGGATTGTCAGTTTCTGTGTAGTAACCATCTTCTCCTAATTCAGGATGATAAACTTTACACTTCTTTTTAGTCTGTGTGGCAATTACAGTTGCCTGTGATTTGCCTTTTTCGACCTTTCCTGCAACATCAAGTTTCCACTTTGTGTCAACATACATTGTGTCGATTCGTGGAGCATACTTAGTAATAGTTTCATCTGTTGGAATATAGCCGTTAGTAATTTCCTCAGTAGAAAGTTCAACATTTCTTACAACATAAGAAACCATATTGCCTTCACCTTCAACGCTAAAACGGTCATAGTACTTATAAGTAATATCACACGTACCGCCAACCTTTACGATGTCGGTGTAGTAGTTAAGAGCGTTAACAGCAAGTTTACCCTTCTTGAAAAGTGAACCTGCAGGAACAGTGAATGTATATTTAAATTCACTTTCGCCTCTTAAATCCTTATCCTCAGGACCAATTTCAGTATATCCGCCTGCTTCACCCTCGTAGAGAGCATAAACTGTGTTATCACCGTGACATTTAGCTCTAAGTGTAATTGTGAGTTCATCATTTTCGGCAAACTTATCAATTGAAATAACGCCCTGTGTTTCATCAAATTTTATCTTAGAATCATCAGCTTTTTTCACAACAGCAGAAATGTAGTAGAAACCTGTACCTGTGTGCGCAGCAGGATCTGTACCTGTATAAGCTGTGTGATTAAGTTCAAGTGTACCTGTAGGAATCTGACTTACACGAGCGACAATGTTATAGCTGTTTGACATAAGAATGTCAGTTGAAATATCAGTATAGTTATCACCAATCTTATTGCCATTGATGTACCAACCGTCAAAACGCCAGCCGTTGGCAACCTTAATGTTAAGGTGAGCAGTATCCGTAACTGATGAGAATGACGCTGTTGTAACATCGTTAATTGTTGCAGTAGCACATGATGTTTTACCGATGAAACCTGTGTTAGCTGTATTTGTATTTGTATCAGCTATGTATGTGCCGTCATCGCCCTTATACTCGATTGCTACATCAGAAGTAAATTCCTGACCGAGAGCTGAATAGTACCAACGACCGTCAGAACGGGAGTAACCGCTACCGTACTTTAAACCCTTTTCGTAACTAATTTTTACAGGTTTACCCTTATGATTTTCATTATTAGCAATCGCCTTATACTGATTTGTGTTTTCATTAAGGAAGTCTGCAGGTGTACCATATGTTATGAGATTACCGCTATGGTCATAAACATTCCATATTGTTACCCACTGACCCTTAGTTGAATAGTCTGATGACTGGTTGTTATATGAACCTGTTGAAATGACATAAAGATTATCTGTATCAGCCTTCTGAGCATCATTGAGAAGGTTACCGATTGCATCGGTAGCACGACCATAGTAATCTGTGAAATCTTCATATGGGTTTACCTTAATAGTAGCAGCATCGCCAATATTGGGAATTGATCGTTTCGGATCAAGATTAGTAATCTCACCTGGGTCATTAAATACAACAGAAGTATTTCTGTTTGCATCACCAGTAGCATTGTAGAACTTACTCTGGAACATGATAGTCTTAACATCTTTCTTGTTAGCAAGTGCTACGAAGTCGCTGAAGTCATAAGTCTGCATATTTCTAGCGATAGGTGCAAGATAACTATGAACTGCATCATTATAGTAGTTGTTAAGAGTTACACCGGAAATCGGGCTTTTTTCATCAATAACGAGCTTACCATCGGATTTAATTTCATAATAATATCTCGGCACTTTGATTACATAGTACTGACCGTCCTTAACCATCGGCTGACCGGGATATGTACCGAATGCGTGAAGTTCGCCTTGACCTTTATCGCCATTCCTATAGCTGTACGCATCAACAGAAATTGTTGAACCCCAGTCTTTAGTAGCCTTATCTGCATCAACATAGAATGTGATGTAGTTATCATCATCTTCAATAGTTCTGTTATAGTAGATAGGAGTTACTTCAACAACACCATTTTCAGCAATATCCTCTGTAATTGTGATATTAGTCTGATAGATACCTTTTGAAGCATCAACAGCTGATGCGGGGTAGCTTCTGCCGTTTACGCTATATGCAGCCACATAGTAACGAGCTTTAAGATACTTATCGGACATAGTTGTCTGAATATTAACACTTGTATCATATTCAACACGATACTTATTATAAGTTGTAGTCGATGATGTAGCCATGAGCTTAAGTGCCTTAGACTCAGAAGCATATTCACCGGTTGCACCCGCACCTGATGTACCTGTCTTTACATACAGAGTTGCTTTATCACCTGTATCAAATGAATCGGTAAGAGTAACAGTCTGTGTATTAGCATTGTAAATTACATACATTTCTTCTCCGTAGCCATTATTCAAAAGACCTTTGCCCTCGCCATGCGTATAGCTTTTTATCCAATCGTCAGCTTTCTTTGACCGGTTAGATTCTGTCAGCCATATATAGCTTTTATCATTAAATACGGCATATTCGCTATTTTTACTATCATAAATTGTGAACTGAGCGTTAGGTGTATTAGCAACCAAAGTATCATTATTTGCATTGGCAACAGCAGCAGTTGAAATGTAAATGTCCTTATTTTTTGTGGCAACCATTCCAATAAAATCAGAATTTGAACCGTAGGCAACCTTAAACGGTGCAGCCTGTGTGAATGGTGCTGTTGCTGTTTACAACGAGTGTAATTTCAGCATCAGAAGTTGTCTTTGAGTTTTGGATATCGTAAGTACCGTTAATAGACCATGACTTGAAGATATTAGGATCGGTTGGGTTAGCCTTAATGGTTACTGTGGCGCCCTCTCTAACTGTTGTTTCAAGAGTGGTGTTACTACCATTGAGTGTAACCGTACCGAGTTCCGGGTTTTCAGAAGAAATCGTTACTTTGCAATCTTTCTTTGTTCTAAAGGTTGCATCAATGGCAACATCACCTGCAGGCATTGAGAATGTGTATGTACCGTCACTGTTTCTTGTGAGAGGAACATCTTCTGTACCGCATTTAGCTGTGATGGTGCCAAGTGTATAGCCTTCGGTAGTAGCTTTTGGTGTAACTGTAACTTCCTGACCTTCATAAGCAGTCGGATTGTCAACTGTTACTGTACCGTCTTGAGTGGAGTTTACATTTACAGTATATAACTGCTTTTTAGCAAATTCTACAGTTACTGCAACATCAGCTGAAATATTAGCACTGTAAGTGTTACCATCTACAACATTACCGTCAACTTTGAATGTCTTAATGTAAGAATCAGCATCCGGAGTAACCGTAATTGTGTAAGATGAATTAAGTTCGACAGGTTTTACATCACTACCAGTTACTGCCACATCATTTAATTTTACAGTACCTGATTCGCCTGCGATTGAGAAAGTAACATCTCTTGTTTCTGCTGAAACAATAACCGTTATGTCAGCTTTTACCGGACTATGACCCTTAGCAGAGGCTGTAACTTCAAATTTATATTCACCTGCTTTAGTAGGGGTGAATTTATAGGTGTTTCCGTCAGTAGTACTACCTGTTACTTCATCACCGTTTGTTCGCTTAAAGGTATAATTTACAGCGGAAGCATCTAAATCAGTAGCCAAAGCACCCAAAGTTGCAGTAAGTGTAACATCTTTACCTACTTTAACTGAAGTAGCACTTGCTGTAAGTGACACCTTATCTGCTACAGGGGCATAAGTAGCCCAATGATAAGAAGTTCCATCAGCTTCTACAACAACCATATTTTGACCTTCTAAAGGAAGATTGTTTATGTCATTGTCTTTATTATTATCCCAACTGTTATCATAATAAGCATACAATCTCGTTCTGTATTCAGAAAAGTCCACTTTTTGTGATAATTTTACGCTAACAATCTTATCAGCAGGCAAATTAGAAAAGTAAGATCCATGCTCAACAACCTCATTTGTAAGAAAATTTGCCTCTGTAGCGCCAGTATTCGACAAATCAAGATAAAGCGTTTCACCTTTAGGAACTGTGTGGCTACTATCAGCGCCTATTGCATTAACTGTTGAAACAGTGCCGATAAGCATTGTTGACAGAAGCATCATTACCGCAAGGATGACGGAAACAGAGCTTCTGCCTAAATGAGAAATTTTTGTTTTCAT